CGGAAAGAAGGGGAATGCGCTTCCATGTTGTGTGCCTGTCTTTTATCCACATCAGGCTCGGTGCATCCTAGTTATTCCCCAACAACAAGGATTCGGTTAATCTGGATATCCCCAACAACAAAAAGAGTATTTACAGTGATAGCTGAATTATCTGCGGCTATGACCGCAATCAAAGAGACTGCAGGTCTTGTTAAGGTTATTAATGACGCCAAAACCGATGCAGAAGTTAAAGCTGCAACTATTGATCTCCAGGCAAAGCTAATCACTCTTCAGGCCGAGTGTTTCTCTCTCGGTGATGCGATCCGCCTTCGTGACGAAGACGTGGTGCATCTGAAAGCAAAGATTGCAGAGTTCGAAAACTTTAAAACTCAGGCTGAAGGTTATGGACTCCACAAAACGGAAGGAGGTACTTTGGTGTATTCGAAGCAAGTTATTGTGGATGATACTGAGCTTATGGTGCATGCTTGCCCGCATTGTTTTCAGCAAAATAAAATATCCCTGCTTCAGCCGGGTACAGAAAAAAGTGTGAAAGGATCTTATTGGGTTCATTTTTGTCCATCCTGTAATAGCGAGTTCAAAATGGATAAAACTCCCGCCGCTAATGCTGCAAAAGAAAGAGCTCGTAACTTTCCCGGACGATCCGCTTGGTAGTTATTAGGGATATCCAGATTGTTAAAGAGCTAGCGTCCTACGGGGCGCTTTTTTGCCTGTCTTTTCACCACATCAGGCTCGGTGGTATCTTGGTGTTTCCACACAACCAAGAAGATTTCAAATGCTTAAATCAACGCTTATTGCTAAATGCCTGCACCAAAACAACATGATTTCTGATGTACCAACTGGAGAAGCCGCCGTTGAATCCATCTTTGGTGAATACTTCCCCGGTCACAGCTATAAAAAATGGAACACGCATGTACCAGATGAAACCGTAAATCATTTTCTAAGTGCAGCGAGAGGCGCAGGAACAATCCACGTTGACAGCTTCATTAAGGACCTTTGGCCTCTGTAATATCTACCGATCCTAAAGAACCAAACCCGGCATGTTTGATAGTCTTTCCTGACGCATTCGCTTCTCGTTCAAGTGATTCTGTGTGCGTCAGGGCTTGTGTAACAGCCTGTATAAAGCTGATGTAATCAGCCGCGACGGCCTTATAGGTGTCGATACTGGCTAGTACTGACCCGTTGACTGAAACCGTTACGATCCTGCCTTGTTTTTTCATCACATCAACTCTCGTTCTGCCTATGCGCTGTTGATGAATTAATAATACAGATAAAACTGTTAAATGGTCAACAGTAAAAACTGTATCCATGGTCTCATTTATACTAATTAATCTGTATAGGGTTGTTTTGAATGAAAAAAGAGGTGAAAAAAAACCGGCAAGAGCCGGTTCTTAGAAGAGGGATTATCGTTTTCGTCTGTAAATTCTGTGCTCAATCATCACACCGATGATTTTAAGAGGACGATCTGAACTATTGATTGTTGGGTAGTCGTCATTTAGGGGAACTAACTCATAGTGCTGGCGGCCAGTCAAATCGGTAAATGTTGGTCGGTACTTCTTGAATGTAGCTTCATTTTCACCATTTTTAGCAACAACAAACTCACCTGGAATTGGCTCAAGCTCTGGGTCTACGATGATAATATCGCCTTCTTTAAAATCGGGCTCCATTGAATCACCCTCTATCCTGAGTGCAAACGTAAACTCAGACATATCAGTATCTGTCATGATGTATTCGAAACTACCATCAAATGCATCAATAGGGTGTTTCTCGGCTAAAGCCCCTGCCTGAACGTAACTAATCAATGGCACTTTCCTTGAATTTACATCAGAAAGAGGCATGAATGTTCCACCCGTCATTAACCATGTCGGATCACAGTTCAGAGCCTTACTAATACCAACGATGTTTCGAGGCTTTTTGGTTTTCCCATCTTCGATACTTGCCCATGATTGTTGCCGAATACCTGCCTTTTCAGCAGCTTGTTCTTGTGTAAGCCCAAGCTCGATTCTTTTTTGTTTAACTCGCTCTGCAAGGCTCATAGACCCTCCCTTCCCATGGCCTCATGGTCACAGTTTAAACTGTGATTGACAAACAGTATTGTCTGTACAAAAATACAGATAAAACTGTGGAGGTATTATGGAAACAATTTCTCAAAGATTAAAAAACAAACGAGAAGAGATGAATTTATCTCAGGCTCAGCTGGCTGAATTAGTTGGTATGACTCAACAGTCACTTCAAGCAATCGAGGCGGGCTTAACAAAGCGCCCGCGATACATCATTGAATTGTCCTCAGCCCTCAAATGCGATCCCCATTGGCTTCTCTATGGAGAAGGTTCTAGCCAGAACAATATCGGATCACTCACCTAATCATAACTACTAATTGGAATAGAAAGGGGTAGGTATGAACCCGGAAATATTCATCAAAAACAATGTTGTTAGAGCTCTGCTGACTGATGGTTATTCAGCAGAACAGGCGGAACAGGGGGGGGGTAGAGGCTATTTCCTACTACCGGCGCTCATCAAAGCCGACAACCAAGCGAAGAAACATCTTTGACGACTGCCTTGAACAAGCCCGAATGATTCTTAAGTACGGCAAGAAGAAAGGCACCAGAACGAAAGGGGCACTGATTTAAATGACAAACCTGAAAGAAGTTGTAAAGGCGATGTGCAAAGCCTACCCCGGCGGTCGTGAGGCGATGGCTGGTGCATTAGGCATGACGCTTACCCAGTTCAATAACAACCTCTACGAGAAGAACGGCTGTCGTTTCTTTGAAGTAACTGAACTGGAAGCGATGGAGGACATCTCGAATACATCTCACCTGGCTGAATATTTTGCACGCCGTCGCGGTGCACTGCTGGTGGATGTGCCGCACCTGGAAGAACTGGATCGCGTGGACCTGTTTAGTCGCGCAATGCGTACCTCCGCAGCCAGAGGGCAGGTGGATCAGATTATCGAACAGGCACTTGAAGACGGGGTTATCGAAAGACATGAAGCAGAAGAAATCATGGTGCATCACCGCCGCCACCTGGCAGCTCGGGAAGAAGAGATTGCCGCAATTATCACGTTATTTTCACGCAAAAAGAAGTGACGCCAGCGAGTTGCAGCTCCTGGCGTCGTGGCGTGTCGTTATCAGTGGAGATTACTAACGCATGAACAGTTTATCAACACAATACCGCAGGTCGCAACTTATAGCGCGGCCAGTTCCTGGTGGAGCAGGACCGGTGCAGTTCGTGTATGGGGTAAGAGTACCAGGCGGGTTCGAGCCTGTCTGCTACCAGTTTGCTCAGTGGGTGGTAGGGGACTTTAACGGCCAGGCGGAGAAAGTATGCGAGAGCTCAACCGATGGTTCAGAGATCACTACGGTGTCCCGGTCAGGGTCATACGCTGGGAGCCCCAGACACAGCGCGTTATATACCTGCGTGAAGGGTACGAGCATGAATGCTTTAGCCCCCTCGAGCAATTCAGACGTAAATTCAGAGAAATAAAGGACGATCATGAGCACTAAATTAACAGGATACGTCTGGGACGCTTGTGCATCTTCGGGGATGAAGCTATCCAGCGTGGCAATCATGGCGCGCCTGGCTGACTTCAGCAACGATGAGGGTGTTTGCTGGCCTTCTATTGCGACCATATCCCGTCAGATTGGCGCTGGTGAAAGTACTGTCAGAACGGCGATAGCTGCACTTGAGAAAGAGGGGTGGCTCACTCGCACACAGCGCCGCAACGGCAACCGTAATGCATCGAACGTCTACCAGCTCAACGTTTCCAAACTACAGAAAGCGGCATTTTCTCACCTGTCAGTTTCTGACACATCAAAATCTGACGCGTCAAAATCTGATGCGTCAAAAATTGACCCCTCAAAATTTGAGGCGTCGGAATCCATCAAAAAAACCAGTTTTGACCCGTCAGAATCTGGTGGGGATCCGTCAGTAAAATCAACTACTGATCCATCAGATATAAATCCTTCTTGTCCGGACGCTTCGCAACCGGACGAACAGGGCTCTGCTGATGAATTTCTATCACGACATCCTGACGCGGTGGTGTACAGCGCTGCAAAGCGGCAGTGGGGCAGCCAGGACGATTTAACCTGCGCCGAGTTCATTTGGGGAAAAATTATCAGCATGTACGAACTGGCGGCTGAAAGTGATGGTGAGGTAGTTCGCCCT